GGCTGTTTTGTGTCAATTGTAAGGGTCCAGTAGCTGCCGCATGGCACATAGTAGAGATTGACCCAGTTGCATGACCCTACAACTTACCCCAGATAAGATCCAGAAGCTGCGTGCTGCGCTTCCAGCCATGCCGGATAAAGAAAAACGGCGTGTTGCAGAGCTTTTAAAGCAGTATCAGAGCCAAGTTACACAGGCAAAAGGCAAGGATTCGTTCCTTGACTTCATCGGACACGTCTACCCGGGGTACAAAGTAGGGCCGCACCACCGGAAGTTGGCAAAAATCTTCGAGGACATCGCTGCTGGGAAGAAAAAGCGGGTCATCGTGAACATCGCCCCGCGTCATGGCAAGTCCGAGATGATTTCCTACCTTGCTCCGGCGTGGTTTTTGGGGAAGTACCCGCAAAAAAAGGTGATTATGGCCTCACACACCGCAGATTTGGCGGTGAATTTCGGGCGTCGGGTTAGAAACTTAGTCGGTTCGGAGTCATACCGTGACATTTTCCCACAAGTTGAACTACAAGCTGATTCAAAGAGCGCTTCACGTTGGGGTACGAATTTTAACGGCGAGTATTTCGCTATTGGCGTGGGTGGCGCTCTTGCTGGTCGCGGTGCCGACCTGTTTATTATTGATGATCCTCATTCTGAACAGGAAGCTAAACAAAATCGCGCAGCGGTATTTGAGCCCGCATGGGAATGGTTCCAGTCAGGGCCTGTTCAACGATTGATGCCGGGTGGTGCGATTATCGTGGTTATGACCCGGTGGTCCAAGCTCGACCTGACGGGCAAGATTATTGACCACATGACCCGTGAGGACGGGGCGGATGAGTGGGAGATCGTGGAGTTCCCGGCCATCCTGAACGATAAACCGCTTTGGCCCGAGTTCTGGGATATCAACGAGCTTCTGGCCAAAAAAGCCTCGATGGACGTGCGGTACTGGCAGGCCCAGTACATGCAGCAGCCGACTTCGGAAGAGGGCGCCCTGCTCAAACGCGAGTGGTGGCAGATCTGGGACAAAGAGGGACCCCCACCGTGCGAATTCACAATCATGTCCTTGGACGCAGCCCAAGAGAAGACCAACCGGTCCGACTTCAACGCCCTGACAACGTGGGGGGTGTTCTTCAACGAAGAGACCAACAACTACAACATCATCCTGCTCAACTGCATCAAGGAGAGGCTGGAGTTCCCCGAGCTCAAGTCCCTCGTGTTGGAGCAGTACAAGGAGTGGGAGCCGGACTCATTTATAGTCGAGAAGAAATCAAACGGCGCAGCGCTCTACCAAGAGATGCGGCGGATGGGCATCCCGATCATGGAGTTCACCCCGGGCAAGGGGCAGGACAAAATCAGCCGTGTAAACGCAGTGTCTGATCTTTTCTCTTCAGGTATAGTCTGGGCACCCGACAGGCGGTGGGCGCAGGAAGTCATTGAAGAGTGTAATGATTTTCCCTCCGGGAGCCACGACGACTTGGTGGACTCGACAACCCTAGCCCTGATGCGGTTTAGACAAGGCGGTTTCATCCGACTCCCAAACGACGAGCCGGAGCCGACCAAATGGTTCAAGAGTCATAGGCGAGAAGGGTTTTACTGAGGATTTATTAAATGGCTATCGAAAAAGGTTTGTATGAGGCTCCGCAAGGTTTAGATGCGTTGACGCAGGCCGAACCTGACCTCCAGATTGAAATCGTAGATCCCGAGGAAGTGAATATCGGTATCGACGGTATGATGGTCAGCCTCTCGAAGGCAGAGCCGCGTGCAGAAGACTTTGGGGCCAATCTTGCTGAATACATGAGCGAGAACAAGTTGCAGTCCCTTGCCTCGGACCTACTTGGTGACTACGAGACGGACCTCTCCTCCCGCAAAGACTGGCTCGATACCTACGTCAAAGGCTTGAAGATTCTTGGCATCCGATACGAAGAGCGAACCGAGCCGTGGCCGGGTGCGTGCGGCGTGTTCCACCCGCTCTTGATGGAGTCGGCGGTCAAGTTCCAGTCCGAGACCATCATGGAGACGTTCCCCGCTGCGGGCCCGGTCAAAACCAAAATCATCGGCAAAGAGACCGTCGAGAAGAAAGACGCGGCCATTCGTGTCAGCGACGACATGAACTACCAGTTGACCGAGGTGATGAAGGAGTATCGCCCGGAGCACGAGCGCATGTTGCTCTCGCTTGCCTTGTCGGGCAACGCCTTTAAGAAAGTCTATTTTGACCCGTCACTTGATCGCCAGACGGCGGTGTACATCCCGGCTGAAGACATCGTGGTGCCCTATGGCGCGGCGAACATCGAGCAGGCCGAACGTGTTACGCACCGCATGCGTAAGACCAAGAATGAAGTTGTGAAGCTGCAGTATGCAGGGTTCTATCGTGACATTGACTTGGGTGACCCGGTTCGCACGATGGACGAGGTTGAGAAGCAAAAGGCAGAGGATCAGGGATTTTCGGCATCGATGGATGATCGGTTCCAGCTCCTTGAGATGCATGTAAATATTGATTTACCGGACTACCCAGACGTTGACAAGGACAACAATGAAACAGGAATCGCCCTTCCGTACGTCGTCACGATTGAAAAAGGCACAAGCACAATTCTCGCAATCCGACGCAACTGGAACGAAGACGACAAGCTCAAAACCAAACGACAGCATTTTGTCCATTACGGTTATATCCCCGGATTTGGTTTCTACTACTTTGGACTTATCCACCTCATTGGCGGACATAGCAAAGCTGCCACGTCACTTCTTCGACAGCTTATCGACGCGGGAACGCTTAGCAATCTACCGGGTGGCCTTAAATCACGAGGACTCCGAATTAAGGGCGACGATACCCCGATTGCTCCGGGTGAGTTCCGAGACGTAGACGTTCCGAGCGGAGCTATCCGGGACAATATCCTGCCGCTTCCGTACAAGGAACCGAGCCAAACCTTGTCGATGTTGATGGACAAAGTGGTCGAGGATGGACGCCGCTTCGCTGCGGTGTCGGACCTGAAGATTAGCGACATGTCTGCGCAGGCCCCGGTGGGTACGACGCTTGCCGTGCTTGAGCGCGTATTGAAGGTGATGTCGGCGGTCCAAGCTCGCATCTACTACACGATGAAGCAGGAGTTCAAACTGCTTGCCGCGATCATCCGTGACAACACCCCGGATGAGTATTCGTACGAACCTGAAGTGGGCAGTGCGAAGGCAAAGAAAGCCGACTACGACGACGTGGATGTGATCCCGGTCAGCGATCCGAACGCCTCGACGATGGGGCAGAAGGTTGTGCAGTACCAAGCGGTGCTGCAGCTTTCACAAACTAACCCGCAGATCTATGACCTGCCGTACCTGCACCGTCAGATGATCGAGACGCTTGGCGTGAAGAACGCGAGCAAGATCGTGCCGGATAAGGACGACATCAAGCCGCTTGACCCGGTGACCGAGAACATGAATCTGCTCAAGGGCACGCCGGTTAAGGCGTTCATGTATCAGGATCACGAGGCGCACATCCAAGTGCACATGTCGATGGCCCAAGATCCGAAGATGGCTGCACTGATCGGGCAGAACCCACAGGCGCAGGCAATTACCGCGGCGACCGCCGCGCACTTGATGGAACACCTAGGGTTCCAGTACCGACGCGAGATCGAGAAACAGCTTGGTACCGCGTTGCCGCCTCTTGCAGAAGAGGGAGAAGACAATACGCTTAGCCCCGAGATGGAGGTCCAGCTCTCGCAGGTCGCTGCGATGGCCGCACAGAAACTCCTCCAGAAGGATCAGGCCGAAGCGCAGGCTCAACAGATTGCCCAGCAACAGCAAGACCCGCTTATCCAGATGCAGATGATGGACTTGCAGATCAAACAGTTGCAGGCGCAGACCAAGGCCCAACAGGCCCAGATGGACGCGCAACTCCGTCAAGCCGAAATTCAACGCAAACAGCAGAAAGACATCATGGACGCCTCTGCGAAGTCTGACGAGCTTGAGCTTCGTCAGGCGGAGATCTCTGGCCGTCAAGAGCTTGAAGCTGCACGACTTGGTGTGGACATCCAGAAGCACAAGGCAGAGCAAGAGTTTGCTCAAGAGTCCGAAGGCTTGCGCATGGGTGTTGACATCGCCAAGGCAAAAGAATCCGCTGATCTTCAGCGCAACCGCCCCAAGCCGGGCAAGTAGAGGAGTAAATGCAATACACCAACGCTCTTGCGTACCTCGAATCAAAACTCGGGGAAGAGCGCGTACTGATTGTTGAAGCCCTAGTCCAAGGCAAATTGGATGAAGGTGAATACAAGCGACT